CTAAGGCAAGACAACAAGCAGAGCTCTGTAATCAAGAACCTCTGCTGTTCTTCAAAGCCAACCATGCACAATTTTTTGTATCAACCGTTCGGAAACCTCAAAAGTTAGAACAGTATATGCATCTGCCTTGGCTTGATGCTTATATATGCCTAGCAGAGAGGTGGCTGACACTAGAAAAACAGGAATGGACACATGGCGATAGAGTTTACGAGCCTTGGAAACCCTCCAACTCCTAACGGTAATCTGTTAGTAGTTGACGGGCTTAACTTGGCGTTTAGATGGAAACATCAAAAGAAAGAGTTCTTCAAAGTAGAATATCTCAGGACTATAGAAAGTCTTGCGAAATCTTACGATTGCGGAGAAATAGTAGTACTTGGCGATGGTGGTAGTGATTACCGAAAAACTATCGACCCAGAGTACAAAGCAAACCGTAAGGAACGGTATGCAGACCAAACAGAAGAAGAAAGACAAGAGTTTTTGAATTTTCTCGGAGAATTTCAGAAGTGTATTGATTTATGTAACGAGAAAGGTTATCTCACTATTAAGTATAATGGTGTAGAAGCTGATGACATTGCAGCAGTTATAGCTCTTGCTAGAGAAGATATAGGTATACAGGATATTTGGATGGTAAGTTCAGATAAAGACTGGGATCTTCTAATCACCGAGAACATATCACGGTTCTCTACCGTAACAAGAAAAGAGACAACAATGGGTAATTGGGACGAACATTACGACTTTCATCCAGATATGTACTTAACTTTTAAGTGCTTATGTGGAGATAAAGGAGATAACGTTCCAGGAGTAAATGGAATAGGCCCGAAGCGCGCTAGTAGTCTGATAGCAGACCACGGAGATGTATTTGATTTAATGAGTCAACTTCCTATACAAAGCAAGTATAAATTCATGCAAAACTTAAACGAGTTTGGTGCAGAGAATCTTGCTAAGAATATAGAGTTAATGGACTTAACATACGACCCAGATGCAGCAGTGCTTGGCCACAGTAAAGAAATTATAGGATTAGTTAAAGATTATGTCAGTTAAAGTAGATTTTAGTAAAGACGCCTTACTTGATGAGTTTGCAATAGCAACTCTCAAGGATAGGTATATGATACCGGGCGAGGATTCCCCACAGGAGGCATTTGCCCGAGCATGTACAGCGTTTGCTGACGATGACGCCCATGCACAAAGACTATATGATTATGTAAGTAATCTATGGTTTATGTTTGCTACACCCGTACTATCTAATGGTGGAACGGCTCGTGGCTTACCAATTAGTTGTTTTCTTAACTATGTTGAGGACAGTAGAGAAGGTATAACAGATCATTACACAGAAAATGCCTATTTATCATCGTTTGGCGGTGGTATTGGTGGACACTGGAGTGATGTTCGTGCGCAAGGTACAAAAACTTCTAAGGGAAGTGAGAGTACTGGAGTGATACCTTTTCTCAAAGTAGTAGATGCGGAAATGTTAGCATTTTCACAAGGGATAACTCGAAGGGGTAGTTATGCAGCTTATCTACATATGAGCCACCCCGAAATAGAGGAGTTTTTAGATGTTAGAAAACCTACAGGTGGCGACACTAACCGGAAGAGTATTAACCTTCATCACGGTGTCGTGGTTCCTGATGCCTTTATGGAACTCATACACTCCGCCACTAAATATCCTGATTTTGACGATAGCTGGGCTCTTGTGGATCCCCACACGAGACAAGTAAAGAAATCTGTTAGTGCAAGAGCACTCTGGGTCAAACTATTGCAAAATAGAATGGAGACAGGAGAGCCTTACCTAATGTTTGAGGATGCAGTGCAGCAGGGTTTACCAGACTTCCAAAAGAAGAAAGGGCTACAAGTACACCACAGTAATTTGTGTAGTGAGATTACACTAGCCACCGACGACGAAAGAACAGCTGTTTGTTGCCTATCCTCCGTCAATTTAGAAAATTATGACGAATGGAGTAAGCATCCCGCGTTTATCCCCGATCTAGTAAGAATGTTAGATAATGTTTTAGATGACTTTATTGCTAGAGCACCTGACCAATTACATAGAGCTAAATTTAGTGCTATGCGAGAAAGAAGTATTGGTTTAGGCGCTATGGGGTTTCATGCGTATTTACAGAAAATGGGAATACCATTTGAAAGTATGCAGGCAACTTCAGCCAACTTGCAGATGTTTGATAAAATCAAGCATGACGCAATGGAAACAACAAAGAAATTAGCAGTAGAAAAAGGTGCTTGCCCAGACGACGATTCTTGCTCAGTAAGAAACGCACACTTATTGGCAATTGCTCCTAACGCTTCTTCTAGTATTATTTGTGGTAATACAAGTCCAAGTATTGAGCCTTTTAGAGCTAACGCTTTTACACAAAAGACAAAATCTGGTAGTAATTTATTGAAAAATAAGTTTCTAGAACAGGTTTTGGAAGGCTATGGACAAAATACTGATAAGGTCTGGAAAGGCATTATCATGCAAAGAGGTAGTGTACAACACTTAGATTTCTTAACAGAGAACGAAAGAGATACTTTCAAGACTGCTGTTGAGATCAATCAAGCATGGATTATAGAACATGCAGCGGCCCGACAAGAGTTTATCTGTCAGAGTCAGTCATTGAATCTATTTTTCCCGCCTGATGTAAATAAAGGTGATTTACACAATGCTCATATGTTAGCATGGGCAAAGAATTTAAAAACGCTTTACTATCTCCGTAGTGAAGCCATTTCAAGAGCAGACAATGTTACTCAAGAAGCTAAAAGAGAGATTATCTTTGAGCAAGAGGAATGTCTGAGTTGTGAGGGATAATGAGTAATTTATTAAAAGAAAGAGACTATTATAAACCTTTTAGTTATCCGTGGGCGTTTGAGTTTTATAAAAAACAGCAACAAATGCATTGGCTTCCAGAAGAGGTTCCACTACAAGATGATATTAAGGACTATAAAGAAAAATTAAGTGAAGAAGAAAGACTACTTATAGATAATATATTTAGATTCTTTACTCAAGCAGATGTAGATGTATGTTGTGGCTATGCCAAGCATTACCTCCCTACATTTAAACAACCAGAAGTAAGAATGATGCTTGTTGCGTTTGCTGCTATGGAGGCAGTACACCAAGAAGCATACTCACTTCTACTCGAAACTCTAGGTAAGGACGATCAGATGTACCAAGAGTTTTTCGATATACAAGCTATGTCAGATAAGCATGAGTATCTAACCGATTTCAACATGAACTCAAAGCATGAAATAGCTAAAACAATGGCAGTATATAGTGCATTTACAGAAGGAGTACAACTATTTAGTAGTTTTGCGATTCTTCTTAACTACCCAAGACATAACTTGATGAAAGGAATGGGGCAAATTGTAACATGGAGTATTCGTGACGAGTCACTACATGTTGAGGGTTTGTCAAAACTATTCAGAACTTTTATGCAGGAAAACCCTGAGTTGTGGACGGACAAGTTAAAGTATGAAATCTATTGCGCTGCTGAAAGGACTGTAGAATTAGAAGATGCATTTATTGACGTTTGCTTCAATAAAGTTACAGTACCAGACCTGACTGCAAAAGAAGTAAAAGAATATATCAGATATATCGCTGATAGAAGGTTACTAGGATTAGGTATGAAGAATATCTTCCATAGTACAGAAAATCCTTTACCTTGGATTGACATGCAAGTTAACGCAGTTGAGCATACCAACTTTTTTGAAAACCGTGCTACCGAGTATGCTAAGGCTAGTACACAAGGAAATTGGCAGGATATATTCAAATGAGCGAAGAAATTCAAACAATTACTATTGACGGAACAGAGTACGTTATTGATCAGTTAAGCGAAGACCACAAGTCTATTATAAACCATATTCAAGTAGCAGATATAGCAGTTCAACAAATGCAAACAGAAATTGCAATTATGACTACTGGAAGACAGGCTTATATTAACCAACTTGGGGAAGAGCTTGGCAAAGAAGATAAAGGATTCACTCCAGAAATAGTAAACAACAGCAATACGTAATGAACATTTTCATTGGGTATGAAGAAGCACACCCTGAAATGTATGAAGTGTGTAAGGCGAGTATTGAAAGATTCTCGACTGCACATAACATACAACCACTAAGGAAAGCCTCCTTAGTATCTTCAGGAGTGTATACTCGCGAGTATCAAGGCGAAGCAACAGACTTTGCCTTTACTCGTTTTTTAGTTCCATTTCTATCACGTTATAGAGGTTGGTCTTTATTCTGTGATGGAGACTTCTTATGGAGGTCAGACCCTGCTGAACTAGAACAGTACAGAGACGATATACATGATGTCTTTGTAGTAAAACACCCCGAACTAATAACTAAAAAAGGGATAAAAATGGATGGTAAAGTAAACCGTCCTTACCCTTATAAATATTGGTCATCTCTCATGTACATTAACTGCGAAGAAATGGTAATTGATGATGATGAAGTTAACCAAGCCCCAGCGGGTGACCTACACGGTTTCAAATGGGCAGAAAACGTAGGTAATCTACCTGCAACTTATAATAATATGGTAGGGTACTATGATATCCATCAACCTAAAGCAGTTCATTTCACAGATGGCGGACCGTGGTTAAAAGGATATGAAGATGTACCATACGCTAATGAATGGAGAAATGTACTTGAAGAATCAAGAAGATCAGCATAGTTTCCTAGAACACCGAAGAAATCAAGAAGCCGCCCACCATAAAAGACTATCAAACGAAGAATTTGACCCAATTTCGTCCATACTCACAGTCGAAGTAAATACTACCGAACTTTGTAATCGAACTTGTGTCTTTTGTCCGCGACATGACCCTGAAGTCTTTGGGAACAGAAACTTGCATATGACTCCGAAAGGAGCAGCAAGAATAGCTAAGGAACTTGCACGTAATAACTATCGTGGAAAGATCTCTCTTAGCGGTTTTGGAGAAAATTTACTTAATCCGCAGTTTCAGGAAGTAATTAAAAGTTTTAGAACACATCTTCATTCCAACATAATCGAGTGCAATACTAATGGGGATAAACTTTCGCCAAAGTATGCAAATGACCTCTTTGAGAATGGTTTATCTTTGTTGTACATTAACTTGTATGATGGAGCGCATCAGATGTATACATTTGATAAAATTATGAAGGATATTCCAGGAGACAGGTACAAGTACCGTATGCACTGGAGTATGAAAGATCATGGACTTATTCTTAATAACAGAAGTGGTACAATAGACTGGCTCGGCATAGATGAAAGTGATATAGATTCTTTGAAAGGAAAGCCGTGCCATTATCCGTTCTACAAAATGTTTGTAGACTGGAATGGAGACGTTCTCTTTTGCTCCAATGATTGGGGTAGAGAACATATAGTAGGAAATTTATTAAATGACAGCTTAATGAACGTTTGGTTTGGTAAACCTATGAGGAAAATTAGACGTAAATTAGCAAAAGGAGACAGAAGTCAATCTCCATGTAACGGGTGTTCCGTAGATGGGACACTATTTGGAAAGGAATCATTCGAGATTATACAAACATATGAAAGTAGAACTAATTAGTTATAGCCAAACACCTAAAGTAGCAGTACCACTAGAATTATTAGATTTAGTAGCTTACTGCGCTAGAGTGAGTAACCCATCTAATCAGATGAATAAAGAAACAAATGAAAAACTTGTCAAGTATCTAATTAAACACAAGCACTGGAGTCCACTAGAAATGGTCAGTGTATGTATGGAGATAGAAACAACAAGAGACATTGCTCGTCAGTTCTTACGTCATCGTAGCTTTAGCTTCCAAGAGTTTAGTCAGCGCTATGCTGACCCAACTAATGACTTAGAGTTTATGACTCGAGAAGCACGTTTACAAGACCCCAAGAATAGGCAAAATAGTATAAAGTCAGATAATGATGGACTGCAGATTGAATGGCATAGACGACAAAGAAGTGTTATATTACTTGCACAAGATGCCTATAACTGGGCTATTGAGAATGGTATCGCAAAGGAGCAGGCACGTGCGGTACTTCCAGAAGGGAATACAATGAGTCGTCTTTATGTAAATGGTACATTAAGATCATGGATTCATTATATTGAACTACGATCTGCTAATGGAACACAACTAGAACATATTGACCTAGCTAAAGCATGTGGTCAAGTAATAAACGAGGTATTTAAAATATGAGTATGGGTTATAAACTGGATAAACCGTACATACAACTGATCTGTCATCCCTACGAACATGAAACATCGGTGAACACTCGTGTCACTATTGATGTGATGGAGAAGGATTTGTCACGTGATGATATAGTTGAAGTACTTGAAGGATTTATGAAAGCAATGGGATATGGTTTTAGTGATGGAGAATCTCTTTGTATCAGCGAGGCATTTAAATGAAAATAGCGATAACAGGAGCATCAGGTCTTGCAGCAGCCATAGCGGGTGCTTTGCAGGACTGCTCAATTAACCATGTTCGTATTGAAGACATTATGAACTGTGAGTGGGTCTGGGAAGAAAACGATGTGTTTATCAATTGTGCTCACCTAGGATTTGATCAAACAAAACTATTATTCCAAGCTTACGAGGCTTGGAAGAAAGATAGTAGTAAGTATATAATTAACATTTCGAGCAGAGCTGCTCAACCAAATATTTCACAAGGATATATGTATAGTGCGCAAAAAGCAAGTCTTAATCATCTTACTAATAGTCTTGTCTATAATAGTGACAAGCAATGCCGTATAAGTACAATCAATCTCGGTTTACTAAATAGTAATGACTTACCTAGCGTATCTCATGACGAGGTTGCTGAAGGTATTAAACAATTACTTATTATGGCACAGTCTACAGAACTAGAAGTACCCGAGATAACTTTACATAATCGGGCAAATTATAGAGATGTACAATCAGATAAACAAGCAATCAAGGACTTAGAATGGCTACTGCAGAACTAATATTAAAACTACTAGAAAATAAAAATGTGGTCTTAGTAGGCAACTCTGTAGAGATTCTAAATTATGATAAAGGAGAGTTTATTGATGGTCATGATATAGTTATTCGCATGGGTAAAGGAATACCTCGTGAAAGGCATTACAGAAATATAGGAATACGAACAGATATTTGGGCAACTGGATTTTTAAGGGCTGCACAAATGGCGGAACGTCCTAATTTACAGAATGTGCCAAAATTACTAAATCGTACACGAATAAACTTAAATACTGCAAAAGAAGTAGATAAGTCGTTGATTGGAGAGTTTCATACAATGTTTACAGACGCAGAATTACTAGAATTGTATGACGAGTTTGGATATGAGAATAATGCTTTATTAGGGCGTCCCTCTAATGGCTTTATTACTTTACTATGGTTAATAAAGAAAGCATGGGTTTGGAAGAGTCTTACGATTGTTGGGTTTGATTTCTTTGCAAAATCTGCTCCATTTAAAGTAGGAGCCGCATACCCGAATAGCTGGCATTTACCTAGAAATACCGTTGATGAGATTCCTCACAACGTCCCCGCAGAAAGAGAGTACGCTTTAGAAATGTCCCGCAATGGGATTATTAAATGGGAAGTTCTTTCTGACCTAGAAACAGAAATACTGGAAGATTAAAGACTTTTATAGTCGTAAAGGGTTGTCGATTTGGTGCTGAGATTTTTCCGAACTTTATTGACATGCCACCCTAACATTTCGAACCAATCTTCAAATATATAATTAGTTACTAATTTTCTAGTCTGTCTAGCTTCTTGGGCAAGTTCGCGATATCTTTTTGCTTCTTTTATTCCTTTACTATATGCCCAAAGCTTGCCTACAGCATCGACTGCTGCCCAACCTCTACCCTCATATTGTTTATAGATTTTTATACGCATTAGCTCTCCGTGGGGAGTGGGCGGATATCCAGTTATAACATGAAGAAAGTCATGGCAGTCCATAATAAACAATCCATATTTTTGTTTTGTATTATTACCTACTTTACCGTTTTTATTCAAATCTAACATACTCCCTAATTTATCAAAGTAATATTTATCCATAAATTGTAAGTATTGATGTCCTAAGGTGTTTTCATCTCTAGTGCGAAAAGATTCAATATTATCTATTATACGTTCGCCTGCAAGGTAACGCTGGCCAGTATCAGTCTTTGACCAGAGTTCTATTTGATGATCGATTGAAGTTCCTGTGAAGTGTAATACAACCTTAGCTATTAGGTCTGCATTATCTGGTTGATTGGGCTTATACCTAATTAGTTGAGACAATAGCTGAATACTACGAAACATTAAATTTTCCCTAGTAAATATCCTGCTTCTACTACTTTTCTTAAATATTTCTTCTGCTTATTTGCTTTTTGTAGTATTCTCTCGTTTACTCCTTCTCTTCTTAAATTCAAAGGAATATCGTCTATAACTTTTGTCCACATATCCCAAGGTACTGCCATATAAAATAAACTAGGTAGCAGGTAGTAGTCCATAAATAGCTCTGCTGTTTGTAAATTTACTGAGAAAGCTTTTCGCATCATAATATTATGATTTATAGTATCTTTTGGTCCAATAGACTCTTTCTTGATTAACTCGTCTACATTCATATCCATATATAGAGGCATGTACCCATGATTCTGCTCTTTAAGATACTTAAATAGTTGATTATTTTCTGCAGATAGTATAAAGGAGTCTTTTTCGTTAAACCATTCAATAGAATTCGGTAATTGATGCATAGTTGGCTTACCTCCATTAAAGAACATATGAAATTGGTTTAGTGCTTTAAACTTCTTCCAGTTTAGTAAAAGAAAATCTTTCTCATAATCATCCTTTTTTGCTTCTAATCCTAGGATTTGGTAATAGTTGCCATAAAATTTATGATCAAAGTACTGATGTTTTCTAGAAAAATAACAAACTCTATCTCCCATTTGTGTGACAGTTGGGATGTTTTCTTTTAAACCACCATTAAATATTCTTGCACCTTTAGTGTGTACTATAACTCTTTCTATTGCGCCTCCGGCAGGAGTTTTATCTTTCCAATGCTCTCTAAATTGACATAATACTCTAGCCATTCTATTAGAGGTTGGCCCTCTAAAAGCGTAAGGAGTCTGATAGCTATAAACTTCTCTGAAGTTTTTCATCGCCCAGTTAATAGTTGGCTCCATATTTTCGATAAGCAAGCCCCTCCTGTTAAATAGGTGAATACGAAAGTTTTCATCATACTTCAGTAATGAAGAGAGAGTAAACTCACTGTTTATTTCTTCTGTTAGAATAATTATATCTATCATTTTAATGTATATTCCCAAAATTGTTCGAGATACCTCTCGACACGTTCCTCTGCATCATCGTCATAGTGAAATACTATGCCAGATCTTTTACTGGATAATATTTTCAAAAGAGCAGTTCTAGATCCACACTCTTTTCCTGCGATGCCTTGATAAATTGCTTCATATGTTAGGTGATTCTTCTCTCTAGCAACTCTGGGAGTAGCTATTGAATGAATATTTTTTCCTAGAAGCAGCCCTTCTATGCCCATTTGACTATTCGGGCAAAATGCTAAGTCAGAACACTTTGATAATATTTCTGACCCACCATACTTTTTATTTAGTACCTTATCTGCGCCGTAGCGTTCCTTATACTTAGCAACCCAAACGTGCGCTGTGATAGGGTGTGGTTTAATTATAAACCCTTCTCTGACCTTTTGGTCAAGTTTTTTCCAATCCATTACATTTTTTCCGCCTTGTATTAAGTTACTTCCTGGCGGAAACACAACCTTATCAAAAGTATCGTGATTTATTTGTAATGTATATTTATTTCCTAGATTATCAATAATTTTTTGTATTCTTTCTTCGTCTATCTTAATATCGGAATCAGCAATACTATGCATTATTCTATCGTTTATCTTTATAGTGTTAACACGAATAAAAATTCCATCCCCTAGAAAGTCGGTGTATAAGAAGTTTCTAATAGTTCTTAATTCATTCGTATTATACCAAAGGTCAAATTCAAATTTTACTCCTCTATGTGTTTTAGGGAGTACTCTCCTTTGAAATTCTAGCATTGTAGCAAGTCTTTCTTTGGGAGGCATGCAACTCCCTGATTTCATAAAGTGAGTTGGAACATCACCTAATTCTTCATTTAAAGCTAACGCGTCTAAAGCCATTAGTCTGTCCTTACTGCTTGTGATAGTTTCCAGACTTGAGCTTCGAGATCTTTAATTCTCTCCTCATTCTCCCCTATTGTATCAAAGAGAGCCGACATAAGGTTCTCCATCTTTCTATTGATGTACTCTGGCGTTATATCGTCATTACGATACTTCTTAGTCCAATGATCATCCGCTTCTTTTATATCGCCTGGTTTAGGTTTGTTATTTGGCTGTGCCATATTTTAACTCCATGTTGATCCGTCCCAATATGAGGCACCGATATCTGAAGCGCTTGATACTTCAGTATCGAATATAGTCCCAGCTTGGGCGGAAGTTATTCTTTCAAAAATATTTGTAGCTGTTGCAGTAGCAAAAGTTGTCAAATGTTCCGTTGTTATTGTTGTATCTGTTACTCTAGTAGTACCGAATACACTCGTGGTGCTTCTAGTAGTAGCAAATACAGACCCTGTAGTACTTGAGGTTTCGAACGTTGTAGTAGTTCCTGCCGAAGTCTCAAAGGTACAAGTTGTAGGTCTACTTGTTGAAGTAGATCTTGAACTTGCTGTTGTAGTTGTAGTATCGAATGTACAAGTAGTTGTTAAACTTGTTGAAGTCGCCCTAGAACTAGCTGTTGAGGTAGTAGTATTGAATGTACAAGTAGTTGACCTTGTAGTATTCGTAGCCCTCGAACTTGCAGTAGACTTAGTAGTCTCGTATGTGCAAGTAGTTGTTTTACTTGTTGAAGTCGCTCTAGAACTAGATGTTGTAGTTGTAGTATTGAATGTACAAGTAGTTGATCTAGTAGTATCTGTAGCTCTACTAGTGAGTGTTCCTAATGTTGTGGCATATACTGTAGAAGTAGATAGAGTTGTTGCCGTTGCTCTTGAACTTGCAGTAGCATGTGACGTATTAAAGGTACATACAGTGGACTTACTTGTTGAAGTAGACCTCGAACTTGCAGTAGTAGTAGTAGTATTATACGTTGTAGTAGTTGATAAACTTGTCGCAGTCGCTCTTGAACTTGCAGTAGAGTGCGCGGTATTAAACGTACATGTTGTGCTTCTACTTGTTTGTGTAGCCCTTGAACTTGCAGTAGTAGTACTAGTGTTAAATACTGTTGTTGTAGACCTACTTGTTGAAGTAGCTCTTGAACTTGATCTAGAAGTAGCAAAGGTTGTCTCGTAAGTAGTAGTTCTAGCAGTATTTGTATTCCAAGTAGTTGTTACTACAATGTTAGTAACTCTCGAAGTATTAGTGTTATAGCTAGTAGCTATTGAATCTACATGAGTTACTTTACTCGTATTAGTATTATAACTAGTAGCTATTGAATCCACATTTGTTAATTTGCTAGTAGAAGTATTGTACGTTGTAGATATTGAATCCACATTTGTTAATCTGCTAGTATTAGTATTATACGAGGTACTATTTGTTCCAGTAGTCTGGTTTGTAAAGCTAGTAGTATACGACGTATTTGTATTATTAGTGTGTGCACCAGTATTGTTTGTAAATGTAGTTTGGTAACTAGTATTAGTATTGTTTGTATGCGCACCAGTATTGTTTGTAAATTGTGTCTGATAACTGGTATTAGTATTGTTTGTATGCGCACCAGTATTGTTTGTAAAGCTAGTAGTATACGACGTGTTCGTATTATTAGTGTGTGCACCAGTATTGTTTGTAAACGTACAAGCGTACGAAGTATTTGTACTGTTCGTAAAGGCTGTATTTCTACTTGTGGCAGTATCATTAGTGTGTGCACCAGTATTGTTTGTAAACGTAGACTGATAACTAGTGTTTGTAGACCTTGTAGTATTCGTAGAGTAACTAGTATTAGTAGACCTTGTAGTATTCGTATTATTAGTATGTGCACCAGTATTGTTTGTAAATGTAGTCTGGTAACTAGTGTTTGTAGCTGCTGTAAATGCACAGGCATACGAAGTATTAGTAGCATAGCTAGTATTAGTAGACCTTGTAGTATTCGTATTATTAGTATGTGCACCAGTATTGTTTGAAAAAGCACATTGATACGAAGTATTCGTACTCCACGATGTATTCGTAGAGTAACTAGTATTAGTAGACCTTGTAGTATTCGTATTATTAGTATGTGCACCAGTATTGTTTGTAAATGTAGTCTGGTAACTAGTGTTTGTGTTATACGATGTAGCATTGGAGAAGAAACAAGTATAACAGGTATTTGTATTTCTACTTGTGTTATACGCGGTACTTGCCGTTGCTGCTGTCGTTCTACTTGTGGCCGTGTTAAATGTGTACTGACTAACGTTTGTACCAGAAGTAGTTCTTGATGTACTCAGAGTTACCGGCGTCCAGCCAATTTCTGCATCAATATATACTAAATAGGTAGTGGAATATGTGGTAGTCCACGATGTATTCGTATTAAAGCTATTGCTAGTGCTATTACTAAACGCTGTACTGTATGACGTATTTGTATTTCTAGAAGTACCATACGCGGTAGCGTTTGTAAATGCAGTTTGGTACCCTGTTTGTGTATTTCTAGAGGTACTGTTTGTAAACTGACAAGCGTACGACGTATTAGTAGAATAACAAGTGTTTGTACTATTCGTAAAGCCTGTATTATTAGTATGGGCGCCGGTATTATTCGACCCAGTAGTAGTGTTTGTAAACTGACAAGCATATGACGTATTTGTAGAGTAGCACGTATTTGTAGTATTCGTAAACCCTGTGTTATTAGTGTGAGCACCAGTATTATTTGTAAATGTAGTCTGGTAACTAGTATTCGTATTGTTTGTAAACTGACAAGCATATGACGTGTTTGTACTATAACAAGTGTTTGTAGTATTCGTAAAGCCTGTATTATTAGTATGAGCACCAGTATTATTTGTAAACCCTGTATTATTAGTAAACTGACAAGCATATGACGTGTTTGTACTATAACAAGTATTTGTAGATGCTGTAAAGCCTGTACTTCTGCTAGTAGCTGTATTATTAGTAAACGCACATTGATAAGAAGTATTCGTACTATAACTAGTATTTGTAGATGCTGTTTGAGCTGTTGTTCTACTTGTAGCAGTGGAGTAACAAGTATTAGTAGCTACTGTAAATGCACAAGCATATGAAGTATTTGTACTATAACAAGTATTTGTAGATGCTGTAAATGTACAAGCATAGGATGTATTTGTAGCATATGATGTATTTGTAGATACTGTTACATTATCCGTTGTTCTACTTGTGGCCGTGTTCCATGCAGTAGCCGTACTCCTAGTAGTAGTGTTTGTAAAGGTAGTATTATACGAAGTAGTAGTGTTACGAGTAGTAGCATTTTCAAACTGAGTATTATACGAAGTAGTAGTATTACGAGTAGTCGTATTTGTAAAGCTAGTGTTATACGAGGTACTAGTATTACGAGTAGTAGCATTTGTAAAGCTAGTATTATAGCTTGTGTTTGTATTCTGTGACGTAGAGTTAGTAAACCCTGTTGATCTACTAGTATTTATCGTTGTGTCGTAAGAAGTATTAAACGTCGTTGTCGTATTGTAGACTGTAGTGGTTGCCTTACTAGTCTCATACGTCGTTGTAGTCGTAAAGTTTGTAGTAGTATTAAATACAGTTGTTGTCGCACGCGTCGTGTTATACGTGGTTGTAGTAGTATAGTTAGTAGTTGTATTAAATACAGTAGTAGTTGCTTTACTGGTGTTATACGTAGTAGTAGTAGTAAAGTTTGTCGTAGTATTAAATACTGTTGTTGTAGCCCTCGTCGTGTTATACGTGGTTGTAGTTGTAAAGTTAGTAGTTGTATTAAATACAGTAGTAGTTGCTCTACTCGTATCAAACGTAGTCGTAGTAGTATAAGTTGTTGTACTATCAAACGTAGTAGTAGTAGCACGAGTAGTTGCATACGTAGTAGTTGTAGTAAAGTTTGTAGTAGTATTAAATACAGTTGTTGTATCTAACGTAGTATTGAACGTCGTGGTGGTAGTAAAGTTCGTAGTAGTATTAAATGCTGTCGTCGTATCACGAGTAGTCGCATATGTTGTGGTCGTAGTAAAGTTCGTAGTAGTATTGAACGTTGTAGTAGTATCACGAGTAGTTGCATACGCTGTAGTGGTGCTAAATAATGTAGTAGTATTAAATACAGTTGTTGTAGACCTAGTAGTCGCAATTACGCTTCCCGTAGCTCTAGTAGTGTTAAAAGTGGTGGTGGTGTCTCTGTCTGTGTCAAATATTGTACTAGTATTTACATTTGTTTCGAAGGAGCATGTAGTGGAGAATGCAGTTTCTTGCGTTCCTGAAACAAAAGTAGTCTCAGTATTAGTAGTTCTAGCAGTATTGTGGATTGCATCAAACGGGCCTGCAACAGTCCCTCCATCATTTACATAAACGTGATGGACACGACGAACCGTGCCTGCATCATTGACCGCAATAAATCGTATCGTACGGAGAGTACCTCCGTCGTTTACATAAATCGCCATTTAGTTTCCTATGAGTAAACGTACCAAACGTGACCGCTTGATGTTGAACCTACTCCAGACGGTGCAGAAGTTGTTATAGTATACGGTAATCTTGCTGCTGCAATAACCCCCGTCATTTTTGTACCTGGTACGTCCAGATTAGTAACCTGTCGGCTACTGTTAACTATTTCTGTTCCGTCAACACTAAGACCTGCGTCTTCAATATTGAATTGTAATTTTTGTCCCATTTTTTATACCTCGATTGCTTGCCTAATGGCTTTGAATGTCATGTTGTCTGTTGATGCTGGGGTAACTCTTAATCTTAAGTTAGCACCACTTATATCCGCATCAAAAGTAGCCTGTGCTCCATTGTCGAAAATAGATGCGTACTGCGTTAGATAAGCTGTAGTTCCGTCATGGAAGCACAAAATTTCAATTGCTTGATAGTCTCCATCAGTAGTATTAGTTACCGATACTAACCATTTGCAAGTTCTATACGTAGCTTTAGCAACAGTATCGAGCGTTTGTTGCCCTGTAGAGTTACTAGTAAGAGTAGCTACATTTAAATGAGCCACGTCTTGTATATTCAGATCTCCACTTACTTTAGCAGTATCTGATGTTCCGTTGCCTAGTGTTACATTCCCTTCTGAAGTAATATTACCACTAAAGTTAACCGTGCCAGACATCGTTTTGCCGCTAAGTGCAGCACTTGATAATTGTAGATTAGTTACAGAATTATTTGCAATCTCACTTGCACCAACTGCATTAGCTGCTATTTTTGCTGCTGTTACAGAATTAGCCCCTAGTTTTGCTGCTGTTACTTGAAGCGCACCGAGATGGATAGTATCAATACTACCTGTAGCTATTTCTGAGCTATCAACTGCGTTTGCAGCAATTAAGTCTGCTACAATTGTCCCACTAGGAATTTGGGTAGCTGTTACTGCATTTTGTGCTATCTCGGAACTACCTACTTGATTAGCTCCTATTTTAGCAGAAGTTACTGCATTAGCGGCTATCTTACCTGCGATAACCGAATCAGTAGCTAGAGCGGTAGAATCCACTACTCCTGCTCCAAAATCTGTTGACTGACTAATAGCACCTGCAGCTATTTTTCCTGATATTACAGAGTCAGCTGCTAGTTTTGCTGATGTAACTTGTAGCGCTCCTAAGTGTATAGTGTCTATACTACCAGAAACTAATTCGGAGGAGTCTATTGAGTTAGCGGCTAAATGCGAAGCATCTAAAGAACCAGCTACAATACTCTCTGCTGTTACGGAATTGGTAGCAATTTTTGCGCTAGAGATAGCATTATTTGCAATATCTCCTGTGGCGATTGTACCGTCCAAAATTTGGTCTGTAGTAACCTGTCCATCATCAATGTGTCTAGTAAGAATACTGTTAGAAGCTATCTTAGTACCGTCTATAGCATTAGCTGCTACTTCTGCCGTTCCTACAGCGTCTGTCTGTATCTTAGCTGCTGTTACAGAGTTACCTGCTAGTTGTGCCGTATTAACTTGTGCGTCATCTATATGTTTGGTTAGGATAGAGTTCTGAGCAATAGATGCACTAACAATTGCGTTTGTTGCAATTTCTCGTGCAGTAATATTATTCTCTGCTATCATTGCTGATTCTACAGCATTTGCTTGAATTGTTGCGCTACCTGTTACTGCTGCTGAGCCATTAAAAGAGGCGGACGTCCAAACGACATCTCCAGTCATTCCAATTGTTCTTCCAGTAGATAGTATAACAGCTTCGGAAGCTGTTGCTGCGTTACCTGAAGTATCTTGATTACCTGCTGCGTTAACACCCGGTAAGTTGATATCTGCTGAACCGTTAAAAGATACTCCGCCAATATTTCTAGCAGAAGCTAGAGTTGTCGCTGTATCTGCATTTCCTGTTACAGCTCCTGTTACGTTGCCTTCTATGTTTGCTACTAATGTAGCTACTGTGTACCCTGCAGCACTTAAGTTAACTGTAGTAGTTGGTTGTGTTTGTAAGTCCTTAAAGAGTCTCCATTTTCCAGAAGAATCTGCATCCCTAAATATACCAGAGTATAAATCTTGTGAACCCGATGTATCATATAATCCATAGATACCTATATCTACTGCATCAGAGCTATTGTTTCCAGTAGCTAACGATATGAGAGAGTCCCCAGAAGTGATTGTAGTAGCAGAAGCTATAAAACTAGATCCTGATACTGTAACATCTCCTGAAAAGATAACATTACCTGACATGGTTTGTCCACTTAATGCATCTGATTTAAGTTCTGCGGCAGATACAGCGTTTGCTGCTATGCTATCAGCATTTACTGCGTTGGTTGCAATTTTTGCATTAGTTACGTTGTCATCTGCTATTTTTGCTGTTGTGACTTGTGAGGCGCCGATATGGATAGTATCTATACTACCAGTAATAAGTTCCGCGCTATCTACTGAGTTAGCTCCCAGTTGTGTGCTAGTAATACTTCCATCTGCAATTTTAGCGGCAGTGACTGCGTTATCTGCTATCTTTGCTGTCGTTACGTTAGCATCTAGTATTTTTGCTGTTATTACTGCATCAGTAGCTATATGAATAGCATCAATAGAGCCACTTACTATTTCTGCAGTATCTACTGTATTAGCTGCTAGATGTCTTGATAAAATTTGGTCAGTAGCAATTTTTGCTGAAGTAACATTATTAGCGGCTATCTTTGCTGTCGTTACGTTAGCATTTAATATTTTTGCAGTCGTTACATTAGCATCGGCTATTTTAGCAGTTGTCACATTCGCATCCAGTAGATGCGAAGTGACTATCTGAGCATCGTCAATGTGTCGGGTAAGTATCGAGTTCTGCGCGATTTTAGTGCCATCTATGGCGTTGTCTGCTATATTCCCTGTTACTATAGTATTTGCTGCAATATCTCCCGATACAATAGTACCGTCCGTAATATGGTCTGAAGCGATAACTCCAGAAGGTAATTTGGCTGCTGTAATAGCATTGTCTGCTATTTTTGTCGTAATGACTGAACCTGTTGATAAATGTGAGCTATCAATACTCCCATCTACTAGTTCTGCTGAATCTACAGAGTTTGTAGATAATTGAACTGCTGTAATACTGCCATCTGCTATATGATGTGCTGTTACTTGATTCTGTGCTATCTGATTAGTAGTAACTGCATTTGCAGCTAGTTTTCCAGTAGTAACATTTAAATCTGCTAGTAAGTCTGTTACGACTGTACCTGCTGGTATTTGCGTCGCTGTGATAGAATTTTGTGCTATCTCTGACGTACCTACAACGTTTGCTGCTATCTTTGCAGCTGTGATAGAATTATTTGCTATTTTTCCTTCAGTAACTTGTAAGTTACCAAGATGCGCGGTATCAATGCTTCCATCTACTATTTCTGCACTATCTACTGAGTCTGACGCTAACAAATCTGCTGTGATTGTTCCGCTCGGTATTTGTGTGGCTGTAATAGAGTTATTTGCAATTGCCTCTGAACCTACTGAGTTAGTAGCAATTTTTACTGTAGTAATAGCATTATCTGCTATTTTTGGTGTAGTTACTGAGTCAGTTGCTAATTTAGCCGCTGTTACTTGAATTGATCCGATATGTATAGTATCTATACTGCCCGATACGAGCTGAGCTGAGTCTACTGAGTTAGAAGCTATAGCTGCTGCGTCAATTGAATTATCTCCTACGGCTGTTACTGCCACGCCCTGTAATTGTGCTGCCCCGATAGCATTAGTTGCTATTTCGGAGGTGCCTACTGCGTTTGCTGCAATTTCTGATGAGCCGACTGCGTTCCCAGCGATCTCACTCGCAGTAATAGAGTTACTTACAATTTCTGTAGTCCCTACTGCGTTTGCCTCTAGCGTGGAGACTAAGTGATTTTCTTTTCCTATGAGTGGCATGTTATGTCTGCTCCAAATACGATAGAGTTACGTCTATCGAGCTTACAACGTTTGATTGTACTTTAATTATATCACCAGCTTCAAGAACTACTTTACCATCTCCACCGATTACTACTACTGTTGAGCCACTCGGTATTGGAGTTGACTTAACTAGAGTAGCGTGATGGGACTCACTAGTATCATAAAATTCAACAGTGCCCTCAATAGCTCCTCCGCTTTGATTACATATGTAGCAACCAATTACGGTGACGGTAGTATTTGCGGGAGCGGTATAGACACTTGTTAAAGATGTACCTATATTTACTGCAGTTTTAGTTTTAAATGCTGATGCCATTATGCTATCCTAATGCTATACTAAGTGCTAAAATATCATCTTCAGTTGCGATTGCTTCTGAATGAGAAGCCACGATTACAATATCGCCATTTGAGTTCTTAGTATAAATCTTTTTGTCGGTCGGATTCATAGCGATTTCATGAGTAGCTAAATCACTAGGTGTGGGGGTGCCTCCGCTTGTCTCTGACCTTTTAATTTTAATAACTTGCGCCATTAGAATGTACCCCCATCTAATGTATTAGACCATGCTACTGTAGAAGCTGCTCCTACTTGTAGTATTTGTCCTACGCTATTAGTAGAGTCATAAGAGCCTATAGATAGCCTAGAGTATCCACCGTTAGCCCCGTTGGCTCCGTATAGGATATCTCCGTTAGATGTTGCTGAAATACCTTTTAAACTTAAGGCTGTTCCACTGTTATGAGAAACTGTTTTGTTATCTACATCTACTGCAAGAGTATTCCCTGTTTTTGTAAGGGCGTTACCTGCGTCAATTTGACCTGCTCCTGAGAACTGTGTAAATACTAGATTGTCTGTCCCTAGTGTTGCTGCTCCAGTTATAGAAGTTAATACAAATGCATTATCAGCGTTAACTGTTCCTGCCTCTACAAAACAGAACATTCCGCCTGTAACTTCACTATTTGAGTCAGCGTCTATTCCTCTTGTAAGTACTCCCGCCACACCTACTGCTGGAGCAGTTGTGACTTTGTATATACCGTTTTGTGTTTGAGTAGTTTGACTTTTAACAAGAACTCTATCATTAAGTGCTAAGTTAACGCCATCTACTGCTTGTACACCGGTAGCATCATACGTTAATGTACCAGCCCCATTATCATAAGTTCCCGTAATATTAGCTGTTGAAGCTAATTTAACTGAGTCTTTGATGTCGAGTGCTTGTTTTACACTATCAACATATGCTTTTGTAGTTGCATCAGTACTTGATGTAGGAGTTCCTACATTTAATATTCTATTTCCACCTACATCAACAGTCTGCGATCCGGCAACTGTAAAGCCTCCGTCAAAGTCCGCTGAAGGTGTGAATGTTGCAGTACCTGTAACAGTAACGGTGTCCGAACCTGCGTTACCTAAAGTAACATTACCATTTAGAGTTGTGTTGCCATCTACATTAAGTGTAGAATCTAAATCAACTGCGTCTTGTACATTAACTGTCCCCTGAATTACTGTGTTACCAGTACCAGAAGCTACTGTGAATTTTGTTGAACCTACCTTAAGATTTCCACTAGTTACATCAATAGATGCAGTGTCCATATCTTTTCCGACAACAACTTTCTCTCCAGAGTTAGTAGTTACGAATTTTAGGTAAGAAGTGCCTCCTTCATTGAAGTCGACAGCTGCCGCTTGGTTATCCGGCATTGTTATTGAGTTTGCTTGTCCATCGAGATCAATTGTTCCACCATGAGTAAGTACTAAATTACTAGTAGGTGCAATTGTTAGATTTCCTGATGAAGTGCTTATTGTATTGCTAGAGCCAGTTACAACTATGTTGCCTGTCTTTAATTGATCAATCTTACTATTAGCGTCAACTAAGACAGCTGAACTTGCTGTTAGTGTGCCAGCAGTGTGGTCTAACATCTCAACGTATAGAGCTCCACCGATTGCAGTTACTGCATTAGTAGTAGGATGACCAATAAATAGCTTATTACTATTCGAAGAGTAGGCTAACTCACCAGCTACAAGAGACCCTGGAGCTGAAGTAGACGTACTTCGTTTAATTTTAATTACTTGTGCCATTATTATTTCCTGTTAGAGCTTAAAAGCTCCCTGCGTCTATAGTGTCTGAGTTCGCTGAATCGTTTCCTATCATTACAGGAACAAAACTAAACTGTCCCGTCGACGTTTCTCTATAGATCTTTAACTGATTATCATCAGTGTCGTAAAAGAAGTCACCTTCTGCAAGATTAGTTGTTCCTGCTGTTGGTGCACTTGTTTGAACAAACAGTTGGTCAGCAAGTTGTAAAAGTGCTTGTTCAACTGTAGTTGCCGAACTAAGTGTTCGGGCTGCATTACTAAATGCTATTGCTTGTGCGTCTTGTGCTGCACCTGGAATTGCACTTGAAATGGTAAGAGTAGTTACCTGATTCTGCGGCTGTACTATAGTATTACTATTAGTAACAGTAACAGTATTAGATACTTGTGGAGTGATCGTTAGTGTAGTAGCCATTATCTAGTTACTTCTGGAGTGACTCTTGCCACGCCCTGTAGTAATCTAGTTACCACATTGGTACTAGTATTTACTAGCTCTATGTCATAGTAATATTTTCCCGCAGGTATTCCACTGGAAGTAGCATTAGATAAACTCATAGTTAGTTTACCTCCCGCTGCATCAGATATTGCACAAGTAAAGTCTGCTGTCTTTGTTGTAGACGTAGGCGATGGGCGAAGTTGTGCCCTCGCTGAATGTGTTTGTATCGCTGTTGCTGTACCATCTTGTGAAATCGCTATTTCTATAGAGAAATCAGATCCTTGGTCAATAACTATATCGTAAGTTCCTGCTGCCATATTAAATATTATACTCCTATTGTTAAATTATAGCAAAAATCATAGGTCATGTCAAGAACTAAATTTGGAAGGTGAGTTTAATTGGTTTGGTATAGCTCTGCTTATTCAGTTCTCAGAAACATAACCAAAAATTAGTGGTGGTGGTTTTCTCTAGATTAAGAGTATGCCCAAGTTACTGAAGACCAGTCTGAGTCTCCCGCTTTCAAAGTTCTATATTGTGCTATAGTAGCTTCGTTCTTTTCTAGGTTTTGAGCTTCTAGGTGAAAGTCGCCAGGAGTTGTAGTTGTGGTTCCTGTTAAATCAAACCCTAAGTCGTCCCATTTTGTTCGAGTTGTAGATACTGCAGTATTGTGCCCAGCGTTACCAGGAGCTTGAAACCACGCGTTTATGTGTGTAAGATTCCATCTCTCCATCATTCCTAGTGTCATTATATTATGATCTGAAAAATATCCCTTACCTCTATGTAGGGGGTCAACTATTCCAAATCTTACATTCATCTTGCCTGCTTCTTCTCCGAATACCCAAGTGCTAATTCCTACGGCTGTTCCGTCTTTCTCTGAAACATACGTTGCTATTTGGAAATTGTCACTATCGTACGTATGTATATTTGTTTCATTGAAGTTATCATTGTTTAATAACATTCTACTAAATCTATTTAGTCTTGCTATGTATGTTTTACTTCCTTGTGGAAAGTCTTTCCAACATCTCATAAAGAAGTCTTGGTCTGACGCAGTTTCTTCGAGGGGTCTAAACTTCCACCCATTACTTGCTGTGCATATTGTTGTTGTTGCCATGTCTTTCTCCTAATTTTTACTATTATGTACTAACATGCCGTCTACATAATAGGTGTGTTCGTTATCAACTGTAATATTCCATACAGTTTGCTTTTCATCAATTCTGTTAATTATGTTTATAGAACCATTAGTAGTCATATCGCCTATTTCTATTTGTTTAGGCTCTAGTTCTATTTTATGACCAAATACCTGATGTTCCCTATAGTACTCTCCTGGGTCAATACAAGACCAGCCTTTATCTTCTACCCATACTGGGTGTCCTGCTGTAATCTGTGTATCATTTAGTTTGTACCAATAATCAACTTCAAATGACTCTTTCTTAGTAACTGTAGCACCCTTTATTTTTTGTCCTACTTTTAAAGTTTCGATAGCTTGTTGTCCTTCTTCTAAGTCTACGAGAGTACCTGGAAGGAAACAGCCTCCTCCGCCTCCGCCGCTGGTGCCTCCAGAAGAACTTGTATCAATAACATAACAACTCATATCAATTGTTAAACCACTTTGAGTATGTGTAACAGTAATAGTTTTAGTTGTTGCTGCTGTTCCAAAAGTTGAAGAAGTCCATGCATCAGCTCCTGTACCTGTATTTGTAAGAGCAAAAGCACTCACATTATCTCCACTTCTAGACCATGTGTAGGTACAACTCTGAGATGCTACACTATCTAATGGGTGGTCAACTGTAACTGTACCTGTTGTGTTATTTGCAGTATAGTTAGAGCCGTCTGTTGTGGTGAAGGAGCAAGCTGCGGAACCACTAGATACTCCGATACTACTAAACTCAAAGTCTGAGGTTTTTGTAATTGTAGCAGTTGCTGCTAATTGTGCATCAGTAATAGAAATATTTAACAAGTCTACATATTGTCCACTAAAGCTTGACGTACCTGCTCCAATATTTCCTCTCAATTCAGCAGGTGTATCTGCTACCCAACCAGTACCATTCCATCTTGGAATTTTTGCTGCGTTACCCACTAGAGCATCTATATCTATACCAAATCCACCTTTATCTCTTGGGACTGTTGTTTTAATAACTCCAGCAGCGGTTAACCCTGTTCTAGCTCTTGCTATTCCATCTTGAGCATTTGCTACAGTTTGGTTCCCTACATTAGCAACATTGTTAGCTGTATTTGCTGAAGTTACGTCAGCTCCTGAAGCTGGTAAGACTGCAAATGCTTTTCCTGTTCCACCTAGGTCAGCTGCAACAATACCACTATTTAGAATCGATTCACTCGCATCGGCAGGATTTTGCCCAGCTCTTAGTCTAGTTAGTTTTGTTCTTTCATCTGATGAGAATACATTGACACCTACAGCAGTGGCGCCGTCTAATTGAAACTCAAATGTTCCTTCAGTACTTCCATCAGCAAATGTTGTTAGATTCGGCTTTCCGCCCGTAAATGTTTTGCCTGTGCCTACTATATCTGCCTCTACTATATTAGCATTTCTAAGTGCTGTATTAGCATTGGCTACATTCAATATCGGAGTTGTTCCTGATAAAGCAAATGCATCCCTAGCTCGCCTTCCTCCTTCGTCAAGAATAGATACCCACTCATCGTCGTTAGTCTGATCAGCGCCTACTATCTTTGCTCTATACGCTCGGTTTCCATCATTAGTGTCAATCCATAAATCTCCTACAGCTAGAGATGTAGGAATACCGTCTTGTCTAAATATAGTTATCTGTCTTTCATTTACTAGTTCGTCTAAGCCTACGTCAGCTGAAGTTGCTGCAGTAAGAGTTGCGGCTTGTTGGTCTGCATCACTTGTATTATCTACTTGATCTAAGTCTATATCAGCCTTGCCCTGTACATGAATTACTGGAGTTTCCCAAGCATAATTAAAACTAAGATTAGGATAACTTCCCGTAAGTTTAGCCACACCCTTTGAAGACCATAACTGTTTTCCTGCTACTGCTGCAGGAGGGCTATCACTCCAATTATCTCCACTGTTGGGGTTGTTTGTTGGTAAGTCTGGGTATGCTGTTGCAGTTGGAGTTCCTGGACTGCCGTCATGGTTTAAGAATATAAAGTTAACATCTTGGACACCTTTGTCACTTAGACTAGGAGTACTCCAAGTTATACTACCAGAGACACCACCTTGTGAAGTAGCTTCTGTTACTAAAGCTCTAGATCTGGAAGCAATTGTGCCACTTTCAATTGCTGGTTTAGTTTGTGTCCACCCAGTTGGTATACTTGCAACTACACCAGTACCAAAGTTATAGGTTCCGGTAGTTGGCGCCGCACTTGGGAATGTAGTTGTTGACCCAGCGTTCCACCCAATAGCAATAGTAATTGGATAATAAAGTTCTATTTCTGCAATTTTTTTGCCTGGATCTCCTATTGCTCCATCTGTTTTTCTAGTATGTATTACAGGTGTTGACCAGCCACTACCAATAGCTATTGCGGTAGCGTTGGGTGACCCACTTACAAGAACAGTACAAGAATATACAGTATCTCCATTGTTTGTCACACTTGGAGGAGTAAGATTCCAATCTGTGTCGTTAAGTGTAAGAACAGAAGTAGTCGCATTATAAGTAGAACTAGCAGGCTTATCAGGGGAAGCTCCATTACTTGCTACAACATCCGAGTAGCATTTTAATTCGGCTACTGCGCTTCCTTCTACTTGGAATACTGCTCCCCATACGTATGCTGTTCCATTAACTCCTACGGTGCCCTTTGAAGACCATAAAGTAGTTGTTCCAGTTGGAGGAGCATCATACCATTGTATGTCAGCACTAGGAATATTGAGACCGTTTGCGGTTGGAACGTTTGGTTTAGTAGCGCTTCTAGCAAATACAAAGTTTACTCCTGCTCCATTATCTCCGTCTGTTTTTCTAGTATGTATTACAGGTGTTGACCATGTAATAGATATGCTAGTATCTGAAGGTGATCCACTTATAAGAGCAGTACATAAATATACTGTATCTCCGTTGCTTGATATGCTTGGAGGAGTAAGATTCCAGTCTGTATCTCCTAGTGTAATAGTGGAATTAGTTGCATTATATGTAGATGACTGAGGTTTTTCAGGAGAAGCTCCAGCACTTGCTACAACATCTGAATAACATTTTATTTCTGCAACATGAGATCCTTCTACTTGGAATACAGCACCCCAAGTATAAGCGGTTCCTCCCGCTGCTACTGTACCTTTAGAAGACCATAAAATATCTGTTCCACTTGGTGGATCATCATACCATTGAATATCTGCAGAAGGAATATTGAGACCATCAGCCGTTGGAACATTAGGTTTAGTAGCGGCTCTTGCAAATACAAAGTTAGTACCTGCTCCTGTATCTCCGTCAAATGCTGTTATTGCAGAAGGAACTGACCAATCATATGAGCCTGTATTGTGTGTCCGTACTCCAATTGAAATATAAGTCTTTTCGTTAGTCGAAGGAGCCGAAGCGGTGAATGACCAACCGTCTGGTGCACCTGCTGAATTAGCTGGAGCGGTTGTAAGGGCTGTACTTGAATTTTGATAAATTACATCTATACCATCCCCATCATCTCCATTATCTCCATCATTTATTGTAAAGGGAGTACCATCACTAAAGGTAATTGTAGTTTCACCTGCAACTGAGGTGTCAGTACTAGTAATTGTTAATGGAGTAGCATTTGTACCATTTGTTCTCGTAAGTGCGGCTATAGGCGGCGACCAAGTTGAGTCTTGGGGAGACTCTCCATCTGAAGTAAAAGTTCTAGATGATGCGTATGCTACATCGCCATCTGCTGTAAGGGCGGGCATTGAAAGAGACCAATTAGTATTACCCGTAAGAGGACTAGCAAAAGTACCTACGTCGTCATCGATAATATTGCTATTCTTTCTAAAAATAGTTTCGTGCTTTACACTTTGCCCAGCATCACCGTCCTGTCCTGTTTTGCTTTTTGTAATTGTTTGCGGTTGTGCAAAACTAAATGCAGTGCCATCTGTGGCCTTACCTGTAATAGTATAAGTAATTGTTCTAAAATCTACAGAATCGGTCATCTCGGAATGATCCCCAATATTTGCATATCTGCCGCCAGTCGTTCCTCCAGAGGTGGGCTGACCTTCTGTAATATCGTCTACATCCCCTACAGTTACTTTCCAGTGCCCATTAGAAGTTCCAACTCCATCATAGTCTAATCGATTGGTTCCTTGGTACACTTCTATACGTGTACCACTACCAGTATAGTCGCTGACTACTCCTGTCTTACTTGCTGCAAGTACATGGGCAGGGTTAGAAACAATTGGCTGCACTGAGCCTGCAAAACTTTCTAATAAATGAAGTTGAGTAGTATCTGAAGCACCACCATCGTCTGCATGTAATGTATATGTAATTGTCATATCATCTACAAGTTGAGTAGAATTTACTGTGGCAGTAGCTTTTCCGTTTGTAATGGTATTGCTAGAGGTTATAGCACCCAGAGAGTTTGACCATGTTCCATTTTGCGTGGTATTTGTACATTGTGCCGTAATTGTTATACTTGTGGGATGGAAAAAAGTAGACGTCGATCCATAATCCTCTGGGAACACCTCTTTTGTCATCATCTGAGAACTAGGGGTTACGACTACGACCTTTGCATCTTCTCCTGCTGTTCCTTGTGAAGACTTTGTAAAAGATAAAGTCTTATCTTCAATTAGTAAGTCTGCACGACCTCTGTCAAATATTCGTATTGTTGCAGTGGCTGCCGTCAAGCTATCCATCTTTGTATCAGCAATTGTTACTTGCCCAGATGTTGCGTTAATAACTATATCAGAGTTAGCAGTAAAACCTGTTTTTGCCTGTAAAGATAATCCAAAAGTATGTTGCGCATCACCACTACTTGCAAAAGTATAATCCTGACCACCCTTTCTAATAATGAAGTCACAACTATAGGCACTTTCATTTGTTACTTCTCCATCAAGATTAGCGTCAAATGTAAAGTTTAGATTTGTAGCGCCTACACCATAAGCAGATTCGCCCTGAGACGACCCATACTTTTGTAGGGTATAAGTATCTGCCCCTGTCTTTGTAACCTTACCCATAATGGTGTCACCACCAGTACCATAATCTACTAAAAGGTTAGGTTTTGAAAATGCTTGATTATGTGCGTTAGTTATAGTTTGGTTTGAGGACACATAGCTGAGCATTTCCCAATCTGCTACAATTTCTTTTACTCTGTGATAGTAGTCTACGGAACTTCCGCTTCTACTGTGAGTAAACTTAAATACATTGCCTCTTGATAGCTCTCCGGTAAAATCAGTGCTGTCCAAGCCTGTCCAGCTTTTTCTATTTGCAGAGGTAAGTGTACCTGTAGCAGTACTAAATATACTAGCGCCTACAGTATAAAATTGTCCTGAAGTTACATCGAAAGCAGCGGCTATAAAGGCGCCAGCACTGTGATCAAAATAAACATAACCTTCATTTCCACCTGTTGTAGAAGTATGGTCTAATCCTGTAAAATCGAGTTGAGCTTGACTACTGACTGCGTGTTCATTTACTCCGTCATTATGAAAAAGATTTTGTGGGCTAAATGTTACTTTACCCGCTTCAAGACTAAAGTCTCCGCTAATATTTCCAATAAAGTTAATAAAATGGTTGGTAGTACCTATACTACCTTCTGCAGGGCCTACAGCTCTATTAAAGTCTATAGTTTTCGCACCACTTTCAGTTACAGGACTTCTTACCCCGTTTAAGCTTACTAAGTATACTTTAAAATAGTAAGTACCACTAAGTACTGCAATATCCCCTACGGTCATATCAGTTATTTCAAAGTCGGTACTTTGATTTGTTCCTGCTTTATGCCATACTTGTCCATCTTGTGAAAACTCAACTTCGTAGTGCCTAACAGAATTGTATAGTGTGCCATCAGCATTTGTAGCTGGGTCCCAGTCTACTACTAATGAATTTATAGTGCCTCCACTACCGGCCTTTCTAATTCTTGGTTCTACGTCTAAATTTGTTACAGCAGGAACTTCTTTAAAACTATCAGGTAAGTATATCTGTCTGTCTTGTGTGAGTGCTTCATTTTTATCAACTGCATCAAATTTAGATGCGTTGTATTCGAGTGCTGTGATTTCATAAAGATTCTTATCTTTTTCTACCATAGCCATCATTCTAAAGAGCTTGGCTTCTTGTTTAGTTTTTCCTGTTGCTAAAGCTGCTCTTGATAATATCCATACTTGATCTTGATCAGGAGCGGCGTTGAAAGCAGAAGCTACTGATAAAGTTTTTCCACTATTTGATACTGCTGAGACTGTTTTCGTTTCTGTAAAGGTAAACGGAGTCCATTGTACAAATACTAAATTATTAGAAGAATCCTGTAAAGTAAGAGCAGCTTCTTCAGTAGTAATACTTGTTAAGTGGTCCCCTCGTACATATGCAGTTCCACTAATAGTAGCAGTATCTTGTGCTAGAATTGCTTTATACCCTACATAACTTAATGTAAGCCTATAATCACCAACAGCATAGCCTGATTCGACACTTGTATTTCCAAAACCTGAAGGCTTCCTATCTATATTGATTGCTGAAGTACTAGAGCTAGAAGATATTCTTCCACCCCATGATTTGCCTTCCTTATGTTGGTCAATAACCTGTACAATATCACCGGGGCGTAAAAATGCTGCGTTCAAAGAAGTTTCAAACGTTACAGTATTAGTGTTCCAATTATTAGTAAGGAGCTTCCATTTACCCAGCCTTCTTGCTTGGCCTCTTGAAGTACAGCCAAACGCTGTAGTTGCTTCTGGCTTGACCCATTCGTTATCTTTCTGTAGGCTTTCTTCTAGCTCTACAATTTCTGTTCTGCTTCTATAATAGTCTTGGGGATTATTCCAATTAACCATAATAGAATTTGTTCTTGTTTTGTTTGCTGTTCCTTCGTACTTAAACTCTCCGTTTATTACATTAGCATTTGTAAACTGATATACAGGGTCTTTCTCAGAGTCTTGTACTACAAAGGCTTCTCCATTTAGCCAATACGCCATTCCTCTAAATATACTAGAAACATCGTTAAGTACTTTATAAGCTTCTTGTTTTCCACCAATTACTAAGTTTGCACTAAATCTAGGCTCGTGCTCTCCACTTGCGCCGCTTGGAATATAGTTGGTATCTGCTGTGCAATGTATGCTTAGTAAATCTGCTGCTGCTACACCTGCAGGTACGAGTTCATCACAGTACCTGCCAATTTGGAATAGTTCCCATTTGTTTATTTGCGTAGAATCTACGTAGTTTCCGAGTCCGTATATCTTATTTACTATAAGGTCGTGATATACCCATGCTGGATTGTTGCACCAGGTTGAATAGTAAGTGCCATCCCAATCTTGTTCTTGTGCTACAGGTTTTTCATCAGACTTCCTTCTTCTATAGTTTGCGGGTATAAATACTTGTGAGGCACTAGTTACAGTTCCAGTAGTAGTACCATTTGAAATAGTACCAGTAACTGCACTTGTTGATCCCGAAACATTTCTAAGATAAAGTGTGTTACTTACTTTTTTGTCAACTAAACCTCCACTAAACATGACTGCGGTTTTTGTACCCCCACAGGTAGTTCCTCCAGTAAGAGTTTTATATTCTCCTGTAGCTGCGTCGAAAGGCTTATTTAGTGTGTAAGTGAACGTAGTGCTAGAAGCTGCTACGCAGACAAATTCTCCTTCCCAATGTTCTTGATCTGTAGCGGAAGTAGTTGCTATAGTTGCTTTAAAAGTTTCTCCAGTTGCTACTCCATGAGCAGGAACAGTTGCAGTAGCTGTGTACCCCTCTGCCTCAGTACCTGCTGCCGTAAGGCTGCTTATAGTTAGTGTTTGACTAATTACGTCACCAATACTAAATCCTGAAGCTGAGGATAGAGTAAGTTTACGTCCATTATAATCACATGGGTACATATTAGTTGGAACACTTATTAACTTACCATCAATTTCATACCCTCTAGCAGGAATACTATTAAATGCTTCTGCATCTATAACTCCACCTACATAAGCAGTATAGGGGTACTCAAGCTTATCAGCAATCGCAGCTTCAATACTATCTACATAAATAGCATTTTGAACTTCTCTACTATCTGAGCTTTCTGGACTAGCTGATAATTTTGTTACTTTTATTGACCAATCGTTAATAGTAGAAGTGTCTTTAATTGTCTCAATATTAAAACCAAATGTATGTGCGTACTTACCGCTAACTTTTCCCTCAAAACCAGTATCAAACATTTGTCTTGTGTGATGTGTTCCTGCATTATCTACCCACTGGAAATCAATATGGAAATAAACAGCTGTAGTATTTATGTCCCCCTTATTATCCCCTGTTTTTGTAATAGCAGACATACCTGTAGTAGATACAGTAATTTTTATATAATCTGTTTCTCTTTTTTCAAAAGTACCACTTGATATAGTAAAATATTGCGGTTCGCCTTCTAGTAGTTCTGCGCTACCTATATCCTTTGTTGTAGCTGCACTAGGGTACTCTGCGAAGAAGTCTGCATCCACTACTTGTGTTGCATCTCCGTTTTTTGTAATTACAGTAAAATTATTAAAGTTAGCTTTTTGACTTATACGACCTGTGGACTGATTTACGTTTCTAAGACGTACTTCATCAATTAGAATTGAAGCGTCTCCATAAACTAATCCTTTAATTGGGCCTTCGCACAGGGCATCAATAAAAGCTGCACTCTGTCTTGCAAACATGTTATCATCTGCTTCAAAAGTGCTTCCACCGCCGCCTTTTCCTTTGGCTCCTCGTATTGATATTAAGTGTTGATTCTTCTTCATAATTTAAAATCTTATATTAAGGTCAAACTGATTAGTGTAACTAGTAGTAGTAGCTGTTAATCCTGATTGACTTCCGTCAGTTCTGAAGTTGGGTATTCCTACCATCTTTCTTCCTGCTGTTAATTTTTGTCTCGATGTGTTTGTAAAAACTGATGCTGAGATTGTACTAGATCCGACAATGGCCCTTCCGTATACGAGAGGAATTGCTGATCCTTGTTTGATTGTATTGACCGGTCCACTGAATAAGTAGTTTTCTGCTTTTTCTGCTGAAGTTCCGTCTGGTACATCTGGAGCAAGCATCATTGCAGCTCCTCCTAACATAAGTCCTGTACCTAAATATCCAAGTCCTGATGTAGCCATGATGGCGGTGCTACTCATAGTCATTGCAGTTTGCGCTGCAATAACAGCTTGAGCACCTGTTAAACCAGCAGCTCCAATCGCGCTAGAGCCCCCAACGGCGGCTAGTTGGGCAGTTGATAGAGCAGCACCTTGCGCTCCTACTAATCCCGCACTACCCGTCATAAAACCACTAATACCAAAACTTGCAAAACCACCTGTTGCGGCTATTAAAGCTACTCCGAGTACCATCATGAGTCCTGCACTCTTTGAGCCACCAATTACTGGTACAAAAGTATAGGACTGTTTCATACTTGGGTCTTGTATTACTAGCTCCTCTAGCATATCAATACTTTCATTATCTACTAGTACTTCGTAACCTTGTATTCCCTCAGATGAAGTAATAAATTGACGCATACCAGGACGCTGTGCCATGATTGCTTGTAACGCTTCTGCAGGCGAAGAAACGTCTAGAGACCATTCCTCTCCAAACTTCTCTCCTAATTGTCCTTCTAAATAAATTTTTCTCATTGCATACTCTGATGTCTTACTACCATTCTGGTAATCTGTTTCCATATTCCCGCGTAGTTGTCCCTGCACGATAACCTGTTAGGTGCATGATGAAGCATTTTTCCTTTTCCTACATATACTCCCGCATGATTAGTAATGTCACTATTTAGAGCCATTAAAATGAGGTCATTTGGCTGTAGGCTACCATCTGTTACTTCTATAAACCCTTCACTTTGAAAGTTGTCCAAATAAAGATTTTTGCCCTTTTCCCAAAATTCCCACTCGTATGAGTATGGGTATATATTTATATCTTTTGTCTCGAAATGATCTTTTATGATAGTGAAACAATCATAGATGCCATAAACGAATGGTCTCCCCAGCAAATCATAAGTATTTTCGCTTGGTTCCAATTTTATCCATTCATCATTTTCTCCAAAAATATACCACGGAATTCCTAATTTATTACACGCAGCTCGGTCTAACTCACTTGGAGTTGGAGAGCATCCTGGGTGACTATGTACTACACCTACTACATCTCCCTTATCTGCTACTGCTTTATAATCTAAAGGATCGATAATAAAATCGTTCTTTGGATTTTCTGCTTTATTAAAGCAAGGATTCCATTTTATTCTTCCTCGTTCTAAGCTTAATAAGCCACAAGCTTCTATATGCTCGCGTTCATAAACGTATTGTTTAATATCTTCTAGTACTGGTTCAATCATTATCCTAATGCGGCTCCTGGGAACCCTCCAAATGGTAGAGATATATTTCTTGTACCTCTTACGTTAATATGTGCTGTTGCTGTTGCTCCAGATCCGCCACCACCTGTGATTGTAACTACAGGTTTATTAGTTGTGTCATTATAGCCAGCTCCTGCAAAAGTTACTGATATAGACTGAACTTTTCCATTGCCAAAAGCTGCGGTTGCTGTAGCGTTAGTAACAGAGGACCCAGTAATAGTCACAGTAGGTGCACTTGTATATCCGCTTCCACCACCTGCTACTCCATTTCCTTTATCTATAGTAATACTTGTTACACCGCTTGTTCCTGCAGGTTCATGCCCGTATCGCTTTGCACAAGAAGTTAGTCTCTTGCCGCATACATCTCCAAATTCCCAGTAACTTATATTAGTAGGTTTTATAATTTCGTCTGCATCGTCTCCAGTTGCAATACTATGAGCTGTTATACATTTATATAAAGTCACTCTAGTAAGTTGCAAGTACCCCACTGATGATGTTATAGTTTTACTTGGATTTTGAACAGTAATAGTAGTAGCTCCTGCGTTACTCACATAAAGAGGTATAGATTTGAAGTTTGCATCTTCATCCGTAAACCCTTTCGCAATAATAAAATCGCCAGTATCTATCTCGTGATTGCTTCCTACAGTGAAAGTTACATTTGCTCCCGAAGTAACCTCACTCGCTAATATTAGGCCTCCTATAGGTCTGTGGTACTCTACATAGTTTCCTACAGAGTAACTTGTAGCCGCGTATAGATTACTAGTTCTGTTACTAGAAAGATCTTGTCTGCCCCAAGTAGGGTGAGAACTAATTCGATTATCGTCTTTATCAAAGTATAAAGGAACAGTAGCAAGATGCCCTGGTATGTCACTTGGTCTACTATCTACTGGCCAGTCGCACCCGCCTTGCTCTGGGTCTTTGTATTTCCAAGGGCAGCGAGCAGCTATAACCGCTCTTCTGGGTAGTTGAATTCCTTGTACGTCAAATGCACTTGCAAGTTCAAATTCTACCATAGTGGCAGTTTCTGTAGTTTTTCTTTCTATATAGTACACATCTCGGTTAAATTCAACAGGTGGGTTTGCTGCGGCACTTCCACCAATTAGATATTTTTCTAAGGTTCTTCTACGAATAACTTTTGCTCCTACTAAGTCGTCATAATTACTTAAGTGAGCGCTCCAATATTGATTTATATTTGCAAACCTAACTGTAGGTCTTGGTAAACTGCCTGTCCCTCTAATTTCCCATCCTTCCGACTCTAATGGAAATGGAGTATAAAGTTGCTCTCCGTAGTGTAAATCATTAGTTGACCCAAAATTGTTATCATCTAGTAGCGTGTACCACTGGATATTCCCCTGATTGGTTGCAAGATCTGTAGTTACTCCATCGTGAAAATAAAGCTTGTCTTGACCCGCTCCGCCTATATCACTGTTAGGCACTTCAATTTCAAACACAGTAATTAAACCACTGGACTGAGATTGTGCTTGTAAGTCTGCTGGTAGTGTGCCTACTATGGGTTGACTCATGCTTCAAAGACCTCTCTTGCAGAACAAGTTAATGTGTAATACTCATCGTATGCTAAAGTTCTCGCCCACTGCTCGACTACTATTACTACTGTGGACTCTCCTCCGTCATAAGGAATAGTTAACTTACAAGTGTCTACTCCTGCTAATCCATTTAAGAAATCATATATATTATCAATGTCTGCTTTAGTCCTATTATTAAATGTAAGGGCAAAAGTTCTTGGAGTAGTATTTATACCATCTCGTACTCTCATTTCGTACCCATCTCCAAACTGTGCTTTAAGTACTCGAGGTTTAGGAGTATCTGAGATACCTCTATCATAAATTACAGGGGCACTAAACCCTGGTATGTTTCCTGTTTTGGGGTGTAATCCTATTGCCATTATGATCTACCTTTTGCGCCTTGTTGATTTAATAATCCACCAGGTCTCATTTCTTGTTGTAAATGTTGTTGTACCATATTTCCGATACTTCTTCCTAATCCTTGCATACCGTCACCTGATACTTGTGATGATCCTTGTCCTTGTCCATTCATACTAATAGAAACATTAACTGTGTTTCCACCGCCTCCACCGCCACGCATTTCAACAGGAATACTTCTATCGTTTCCTAATGGTACTACAGCTTCTCTGCCGTGTAGGGTAGCTAAGTATCCTGAATTTGGTCCGTCTGCAATTCCACCAGATGCATACCCTTTTCCACCAGGTGTGGTCTGCCCACCGTATCTCTTGCCTTGTAAGAAGCTCATTACGCTGTCGCCTCCTGGCATAAAGGCCAGCATCATTTTTAACGCTGCGGCTTTTAAGAACATTGCTGCTAAATCAGCAAGTACTGATTTGGCTAAATCTTTCATAGAGTCTTTAAATGACTTAGTGCCATCTACAAGTGATTGGAACATAGATACAAAACCATTTTCTAATGTACTTTGAATTCCGTCCATTAAATCCATTTCAATATTTAGATTTGCTTGTTCGACAGCTAATTCAGCTACCTTTTCTTTATTGAACTCTGTATCATTTCCAAACTGCTTTATATGTGCCAGCCTTTGTTCTTGGAAAATCTTTTCTGCAGGGTTTAAGGTAAATACTTGCTCTCTTTTAAATTCAAGAATTTCGTTTTGTGTCCCCAGTTGGTCAGTAATATATTTTGCAGCCTCTCCAGTATAAGCAGTCATGTCTGCAGTAAGGTTCTTTTGTGTTTCTAGTAGCGCAGCCCTAGCTTGAAGAAACTTAAGTGCTTCTTGATAATCATCCTTCTTCTTATCTAAGCCATCAATTGCTGCTCCAATATCATCTCCTGCCTTAAAGCCGGCTGTTGATGCATTTGCATTGATATTCTTAAGGTTAGTACCTAACTTATCGTTATTTATATTCTGTTTTGCTGTTATTGTATCGCCTTTTGCTCCATGCTTTTGTTGTGCTGCTGCAAATCCAAACTTGTTGCTAGTCTTTAAGCCTCTAGTTATATCATTTAACAATCCTTGCAGTCTTATCTCTTCTCTGATTGCTGCTAGTTTTTGAAACTGTATGTTAATTTTTGCCTGATCTAATGTAAGTTGGGCACCTGCATTAGTAACCAACGTCCCACTTAGAGTTACTTCTGCAGTTTTATTTTCAACAGCTTTTTTGCCGTTGTTTACTGCGAGTACTTGAGTCTTATAGTTCTCACCTGCGTGATCAAGTGCTAATTCCTCTAGTTTTGTTGCGTCACCTGCTCTTTCGAGCCTTTGGTCTGCAGTTATCACTCCATCAACTTCTAGTTTGTCTAATAGTCTATTTACTTCAAGTTCTTTATTGGCTCCTGCTATTTTCAGATCTATACCTGCTTTCGTTGCCTTCTGATTTGCTTGGTCAACCTTAAATTGAGCCTTAGCCATCGCCACGCCTTTGTTACTTCCCACTCCTGCATTTGCAAGTGTTTGTGCATTCTCTATTTTTGTTGCATCTAACCCAAGAGATTCTTTTTGAATGTTAGTCATTTTACTCAATAAGTCTATATTGGTCAGATTAGTAAGCTGCATTAACTTCATTTCGTCTTCAGCTTTATCAAGTGCGTCTGACATAACCTTAATTTCATCTGCACTCTGACCAAACTTAGCTCCGATTTTATCCGCGTTACCTTCTATAGATAGTAGATCGTCTAAGATGTCTATCATGCTTCTATCAGGATCAAAATCAATTTCATATGCATTGTCATTCCATTTCGAGCCATCGTTTAGTCCTAGTTGTTGGGACATATTCTTCATGCCCAGCGCATCTTGTGAGTACCTTCCGAGTGCTCCACTACCAAGCAGCTTGTTCCTTGCTTGTTCCATTGCGGCTTGATCAAAGTCCGTCACTTCGTACGACGTTGAAACGCCAGGTGCGGAGCCTTTAATAGTGGCCTGACGTTTGGTAAATATGTCTTGTCCAAATTCTGATGATAGACTTTTTGCCTCTGCTATCATACCCTTCATTTCTGCTATTCTGGATATCATACGAATCATAGAAAGAGCAAAATCATCAATAGAAGCTTGAAGAGGCTTCATTAAATCTTGGAAAGGTAACTTTGCCATTCTTCCTATAGTAGATTCAATTTGTTTATTAACTGATTTAGTATTATCACCAAATCTTTGTAAGGCTTGTGCCCCATCAATTATATCTACAGCAATTTGCTTAAAAGCTTTGCCGGATTTAGCCCCTGTCATTAAGTCTTTCTGGAATCCTTTCATATCAGGTGCAAGTTGTTCTATGTGGAAGGCTTGTTGTGCAAACGCCTGTCCAAGATCAGTTTTTGCAAATTCTTTTGCTGTTTTACCTGACTTTTTTAACTCCTGATTATAGTTAGCAACTAGCTTAGTAACATCTGCTGATTGTAGTGCTTTTCCGGTTTGGGCTACTCCATCAACAAGACCTAGTAATCCTTCTCCACGTACTTTGCCCATGCGTTCCATTTCTTCATTTATGTCTTTTAGTCTGCTAGCAACTTCTTCTGTTTCTTTCTTTAGCTTCATTGCCGCTTTATCTGATTTTGCAAAATAATCAAATAGTGCTTTACCCCCAGCGATAACCATAGCGACTACTCCAAGAATTCCTGCAATACTCATAACTGCATTCATAGCTATAGCGCCTGCTTTTGCTATTTGTAGCTTAGCTGCTTCTGCTCCTGCAAACACCGTAACACCGGCTCTAACAATAGCATCTTTTGCCATCTGGCCTCGTTTTACAATTCCTATTTGAACTTTTTGGCTCTTATTTAATTGAGCTTCTTGAATGGCTAAGTAGCGTTTAAATCTTGCTTGATTTTCTTTAGTCATCTTCATATAGATGCCTTTTTGTTCGCTAATTGCTCGTCTATACGCGGCTACTTGTCGTCTGTTTAGCTGTTTGTACCCTGTGTCAACCTGGCCTCCTTTCTTTGAAAGAGAGCCGTCTTTGTTTCTTTTGGCCTCCATTATAGCATCGCCTTTACCTTTAATTCCTAAAGACTCAAACCCAGCTGCTGATTCGTTAATATCTGCTTCGGTTATTTTTCTTATACCTGCAAATGCGGTCTTTGCTTCCTGGCTCGCAGCTCTATAAGATGCTCCCATATTATCTAGAGCATCTCTTTGCGCTTCAGAGGACTTAAGTATAGACGCATCTAAGTCTGGGAGTAGGCTTTTTATGATAGGAGTAACAAATAAACCGATAGCTGCAACAAGTGCTGCGGCATTGTCTTTAAAAAAGGTAATCATAGGTAAAAGCCCATGAATTAAGAGTTCTTGGAATCTTAGTACTAAATCGTCAATTTCTTTTGTAAGCTGTCCAAGTGCAAAAGCGTTCGGATCCATCAGTTCGGTTATTCTACCAAACTTTGTTGCGGCTTGCTCCATGACATCATTAAATACAGCTTGCGTTCTTTCAAAAGCATTTAGATCCTCTCTAGCTTTACCTACAGCCGTTGCGTAGTCTCTAGTAGCATTTTCTAGTCTTAAAACAATACCTAATTCATCTAATAGTTCTGGTTCGGCTTTTGTCACACCTCGAACTAACCTGTTGAATGAGTCTGTTAAATCTCGGCCTAGTGCCATAGATGCGTTCTTTGCTGCTGTTCCTAGTGCGGTCATTTGACTTGCACTTAGACCAGAAGCAGTACCGATAGCTACAGAACTTGCGGCCGCCTTAAAGTCTAGCATACCTTCGGTTGCCATTTGTAAGTCTTTAGTTAGGGTTTTGTACGCTACACCCGTGACGGACCCGAAGGCCTTTTGGCCCTCTATGAGGTTTCGGGTTTCCATTGAGGATTTTAAGAATTGAAATGCCGCTGAAACAGCAAATACTTGAGCAGCAATAGTTGCATAAACAGCAACAATACCACCTTGCATGGTTTGTGCTTGCTTACTAAAGTTTTTTGTTGCGTTGGAAGACTGTTGGGTTACACCTTTGATTCGGCGATCAGTATTATGTGCAGCTCCGCCAAGCCCTTCGACAGCATCTTTTGCCTTTTTTGCTTTTTGCCCAAAAATTTTAAAAGAACCACCATCTGTGGTTTTAATAATAATCTCTGCTGCTTCGACTTTTTTACTCGCCATTGTTTATTTGCTCTTTGCACGCCTTTTATCGGCATCTTGCTTACGTTTAAGCTCCTCATTGATATTTATCGTGTTAGTGCTCTCAACGTGTTTCAAGAAATAGCAAACTGTGCGCTTGTCTTCAACTTCGTGTATATCTAATAGGTCTCTTAAGGGAGCCCAGTCTTTCCCCATATAAGAGCCGCTTGCTCCGTCCCATCTATCTGGTAACATTGCATGTATAAGAAAAGCCTCCTGAATTTCTAAAGGGAAGTCCCCTATTTCAGGTGGCATTTCGTCTGGGTCTGGTTCTTGGTCTAATTGGTGACACATTTGTAGATAAGCATCTACACTTATGTTGTTGTTAAAAACTCTTTCTATCTGTGCAAGTGCCCAGGCTACTTGCTCTGAGTAAAATTTTCTAACTCTCCGACCTGTTCTGTTACCCAAGTATCAAAATCACCAGAGTTCTTCATAAGAACTTCAACATTCTCTGGAGAGAAGTCTAATTCTGATTCTTCCTGCTCTGGAGTTAAGTCGCCTAGTAGTAGCATATTTTTTGCATAACCAAGTTTAAAACCTGACCATCCTTTAATTACTGCACTAGTATACTCTGTTAAGAACTTGTCATCATCCATCTTCTCTTCGTAACCTCTAGTTTTCTTATTGAATACTTGAGATACACAACGAGTTCTAAGTTTCATTAGTTCTTCACGTGCTAGGTAACAAAGTTTTACTTTGAACCCTTCACAACCGGGGTAGTCAAATTCTACCGTTTTTGTTGGAGTCATTAGACTCTTTAGTGAGACTGCTTTTGGAGCCTCTTTTTTTACTGTATCGTTCATTTATTTTTCCAAAAAAAGGTGGACAGGGTTCTCCTGCCCACCGTTAAGTTTTATTATGATTCGTAAGTTATACTCATCTCGTTAGCACCTGATGAAGCAGTTGCAGACGAAAGATCAGCTGGTAAAGCATGGAAATTAACATCTACACTAATTACGTCTTCAATCGAATGAGTCGGTAATTCTAGATGACAATTTGGCAATGCCACTGATACTTTCGGTGTACTTGATCCACCAATACTAAATGTCATATCAAAGCTATTTGTAATAGTGTTAGTAGCTTCGTGCAAATCTTCCAAGAGATCTTGTGAACCATTTGCAGCACTGTTTAGATAACAGGTAAAGTTACCTGAAACGTTTCTTGTGCCCATAACATGTCCTAGAGGCTGATTAACAGACCCTAGAGTTTCTGGGGTTAGGTAAGTTAGATTATTTTCAATCGAAATGTTACCTCCTGTCAATACAACACTGTAAGTTGTGTCTGTTTGACCGTATACTTCTTCAAAAACGGTACCAGTACCCGTAGCAGCAGCTGATCCTCTTGTAAGGATAGTGCCTGGAGTACTAGCGGATCCACCAACGTTAGTTGCTGTAAAGTCAGTATTTCCTGTTGTAGCAATTTTATATTTGCTACCCTGTACCATATCTGTAGCGGCAATCGCGATGTCGTTAAATCCATCTCCGCCAGAGCCATCTGAAACATCAGATGCTATAGCTAATGAAGTAAGTTTTTGTCTAATATAATTTGAAGTACTTGATACTCCTTCGTTAATTAAACCTTTAGTTGTCATAGTGCCAGCAGCTGTTTGTAGCTTCTGAATTTCACTAATCTTCTTACCCTGACCAGACCAAGCAACTTGTGCTAAGCCTTCAATATCAAAGTCTATGGATGCGGTACCGATTGAGCAATCACTAATTTTATAAACTGTGACGCCTTCCGTGCCTGTAGTGTAGTCTCCTACAGCTGTATCTTTTGCTGCTCCTAATACAAAGAACAAGTCAAATACACCTAATGCTACTTTATTTGAGTTCTGAAAGTTAAATACATTCGGCTCAAAATTTGCCGCAGTTGGAGCTGATGCATAGCCTGCTCCTAGGTTGTAGGTTGTTGCAGACATAGCTGCCCATAAAGGTCCTTCTACTGCAAATTTCTTTGCGTTTCCTGCGTGTTCGTTAGACGCCCACGTAGACTCAGATCCTGAAGTAGTCGGCCTCATATAAGTGCTGAAGCTCCATTCTGCTGGTGCAAAAGAGTCGTTGAACATTGCTCTTCCTCTCTTGCTGTTACCCGACGAGTCGGCTGCCTCGTTCAGAGTAATCTCCGAACTATTTGTAGCCTGACTAAAGGAGTAACCGTCTAGTACTGGTAATTCATAAAGCGCGTCGTCCGTGCTATTTGCACTCGCGTGAAACTTCATAAATACTTTGGTATCTCTACTAAAATGAAATGCCATTATTTTTCTCCTAATATTCTCTGGAAGAGCCTTACTAAATGTTTATTCAGCTTGGGCTTTTCCTAGTATTGAATCTCTACGATGACTTCTCCGACACCGAGAGGCTCCAAAACGCCTTCGTCTGTATCGACTGATAAGATTGTGGTCTTAGCAGTAGAATGAGACGTATTTGTTGAATCTTTGTACGTCAAAGGATCATTATCTTCAAGTACAGTTTCAACGTCTTCTAATAACTCTTCTAATGCCAGTATAACGTCATCATTGTCGTTGACATAACACCTAATAGTTATTCGTAAAAATCTAAATCGGAAACCACCGCCTTCATATACGCG